GCTCACCAAACATCACCAGCCAGTATTATGCCGACCTGATCGAGGCAAAGCCTGTGGAGGTGAAAATTCTTTAAAATACTTGTTGCAATACTACTCACCATAGCGTATAAGTATATGTGTCAGGAGGGAATAAGCCCACTGACTGGAAAATACAAAGCAATGACAACCATATACGAACTTAGCACTGAAGAAGGAAACACAACCACTGTCGCATTAGTCAAAGAGACGGAGAAGGCCATACTGCTCAAAGGCAACTGCAGTGAGAGCTGGTTCCCAAAAAGTGCGCTGGAATGGTCAGGAGATAGCAGTGTGACCGTGAAAAGCTGGTTGCCTTGGGATCTTTCAAAGTGCTTCTTATTTCATGTCCCTTACGACGAAAGCAAAAGCCTTAAATGATTTTAACCGGGGGCCGCAAGGCCCCTATATCCAGCAACAACAAACCAAAAGAAAGATAAACACATGAAGAAACATGAGTTCAAAATCGAAATCACAGCAGACATCTCCAAGGTGTCCGAGGTCTACGAGGCGGTCAGCCTTGTAGAGGGTGTAGAGATCAACGTGGTGGACTGCGTCGAAGTTAGCGAGTCAGTCAAACCCAAGGTCGATGGTGCAAAGCGTGGCCGCAAAAAGCAGAAATACAAGGTCGAGGAAGACCCTAATGCTGTGACCATCTACAAGAACGGAAAGCATGTCCTTGATGTGGATGCTACCATCAAGAAACTTGGGATCACCAAGGACTACCTCAAGAAAAACTCGTTCAAGCGAGATGCTTTAGAGTGTCGTCTTAAATACGCAATGGCAATCAAGGCTTCGAGATGGTCAAAGCAATAATATTACTGATCACCTGCTGCACCCTATCTGCAGCGGATCACACTGTGGCTCTCACCATACTGGCGGAAGCCAGAGGTGAGGGCCTACGGGGGATGGCAGCAGTCGCCTGCGTCATCGCCCAGCGAGCCAAGGAGAGGTGTATTACACCCAAGGAAGTCTGCCTGCAGCGCAAGCAGTTTTCCTGCTGGGACTCAGGCAAGGACCTGAGCTACCTACTCGACACTCCACAGGCTGAACATGCGCTCTACTTCGAGAAGCACATCGAAAAGATGAAGCAAGAAGTCACAGGTGGAGCTAACCACTACCACGCACTGCACGTGCGGCCATACTGGGCTGACAAGTCCAAGAAAACAAAAACCATTGGGAATCACGTATTCTACAAACTATGAAGAAACCGAAAATAATTCAGATCATTAAAGGCTATGAAAGCGAAGCGTGGCCTTTAACCGTTCTGGGCCTTGCAGACGATGGGTGTATCTACTACATCCAAGGAGACGAGCCTGCTTGGAAACTATATCAAGGGCTGCACTTTGCCTACGTAAACGGAAAATATTGCTATGAAAGTTACGATTGAATCACACTGGGACCCAGACGGGTCCATTCCGGCAGACGCAAATGCTCGAGAGGAGTATGAACTCTGGCGAGATTTTGCGAGAACACACCCTGATCAGTGGGACGGAACCGAGTTCCGCCTTCAGGACTTCAAGGAATACATCAGAGACATAGTGGAGCTAGGCCGATATGACTAACATCGAAGATCTAAGGAGCGTATCTGTTGTCTTCAAGGAGCTGGACGATGACCGAGACGAGATTGTCTTCCAGCGAGGTGCAGATGAGTTGTCTTCCAAGGAGGTCGTGTCCCTAATTTGCGACACGTTCAACATGACCACCAAGGAGTTTGCTGAGTCCATCAAGGTCCCAGTCAGGACCGTTGAAGGCTGGAGGTCCGGTAAACCTCCGGCAGCACTAGCCAAGATGCGGATTGGACGTTGGCTGGAGTCTCAGCTCATCAAATGGGAGGCAAGCAACGATGCTCAAAGCTGAAGCGATAGAGTATGGGCTCGAGTTTGAGCCCATATGCGAGGGGTGCGATAGACGGGCCACTGAGATCGTCTACACCCACTACCCTATGGTCAGCAGGGACCCTACTTACTACGGCTGGTGCAGACAATGCACTGAGCACCTGATAGTGGGTATGCTCAGGGATCTTACTGAGGTCATGTCTGAGCACGAGGTATCAGCGATAATACCGCACATGCCTGATCGATGGAGGGAGCAGCTAGGGGTTAATGTAGTTACATTTCCCGGGCCTCACACTTCAGGGTCTAAGTCTGATTCCTGATCCTTCAGGGCATCAGCGTAAAGATTCTGGAATGCGAAGTAGAGATCCTGAACTGCTGCCAGTCTCCCTGCGAAGTAGTGCCGTTGTTCAGAAGTCAAGCCGGGTCCGGTTACATTACCGGACTCGGCCTTCATTATCTCATTCAGGATCGTGTCGATGCCACGCCTGACTGGATGTTCTTCCTGCATCGAGAATGCCTCGAGCAGCCACGGCTCATAACCTTGGAACCTGTATTCGTTATGCATTTGGATTCACACCTATCCTGCCTATCTGAGCGTTCTGCTGCTGCGTCACGCTCATCTGCAGGTTCTGAGCAAATGTCTGGACAAGCTGTGCGAACTGCTCGTCCTGTTGCATCTGCTGCTGGTATTTCGGGTTGTTCTGAATGATCTGCTGGATGAACTGCATCTTGATGCCTGCAGACGGATCGTTCTCAACGAACTTGGGCTGATTACCCAGAGACATCAGGGCCACTTGATTGTTCATGTCATCGAACATCTGCTGAGATGCTTCTGCCTGCTCGATCACAAGTTCATCTGCCAGCGTTGGGTCAATGACCTGCAGCTTCTTCCTGATGAGCTTAGTCCTGTCAACGATGCCCATCGTGTCCTCTGGAAGGACGAATTGACTGATGGCCTGCAGCTTCTTCTGGACAAACTCATTGTCGAGTTCCCTGACATCGAAGTGCAGTGTGAAATTGTATTTCTTAGGGTCTCGAGGCAGCGGCATGTCTGTGCCAGTCACCAGAGCAAAGCGATCATCCGTGTCAAAGACCTGAGTCAGATCCCACACCCTGCCAATCACAGAACTCATGTGCCTGAGCCAGCGATGGACATAGGCCTGCTGCCTGAGCTGTGTCTCTACTGGAGGTATGGCCGCATTGGGTCTGCCAAAGTAACGGTCTGTCCTGAGCTGAATATGATCCATCAAAGTGAAGGCTAGGTCTGCGCCTCTGCGAGGTGCTTCCATCCAGCCAATGTCACCGGGCCTCTGCTCAGAGACCTGCACACCGGGTCCAACTTTGATACGTTGACCATACCGTAAAGGAACCTTGAGAGGAGGCAGCGTGTCAAAGCTCGAGCGGTCGAAGACCATATCGGCTTGTGCCTTGTATTCTGCCTGCCAAGTGCGAACGATCTCTGATACACCACGAGACTCAATCGGGCTCCGCCGTGTCTTCTCCCGGGTGAATGTCTCAAATGGATAGGTGTCCCCAGCTTCTGTCACGAGCCTGTGCTCTGCGAACATTTCCTTGCCAGCTGAGTTCTTCTCCATATACGGGGAGAAGACTGTCATGTAGATGCCGGGGTTCCCGTTCTCAGTCACCCTACGGCTGTAGGCATGAATGACCTCGATCAGGTTAGTCTTGTCGTCCAGTCGCTCCGTGCTACCGAGCACCGGGCTCAGACCCTGATCCCATACCTGAGAACTCTGGCCTGCGGTCTTCTTCACCTCTTCAGCCCATTGCTTGTCCCACTCACCACTTGCTGCCTTGGCCTCCAACTCTGCTAGGGTGTAATACTCCCTGCGGAAGATCGCACGGGCTCTCTGCAGGTCAGTTGTCTCGGGTGGAAACAGGATCTCGTGATATGGTCTGAGTGCCACAATGCGAGCCTGATTCTTCACCATATCAGGAAGCTCAAATGTGGTCTCACCTTTCTCCACAATCTCTCTGATATGTTTCAGTGCCTTGGTCCTCGTCAGGCCTTCGTTGCTGGCGACCAGTAGGTCAGCGATGTATTCCTGCTCGTCTTGCAGCGCAGCGGTCAGAGCGTCGAGTTGTTGGGGGGCATTGACTCCTAAGAAGCCGGAGAGGGTCTGGAGGTTTATTGTTCGAGGGGTCTGGGCATAGGATC